TGGATTGTGTTAGACACTGATGAGGCTCAAGACAAGAAAGTGTTCTGCAAGCTGATGAGCTTGGATGGGACAATTGTCTGGCACACTTGGGTGGACATTAACCAGATCGTGGGGATTATATGAATATCACGTTATTAACTAAAGTCAGGAAGTTATTCTGTGTCGATTATGTGCCTACTAGCACGAACAGACATAATCAATTGCAATATATTAAGGCATTAAGAATATTGGGTGATAAGTGGTTAATTCACCCTGATAATAAAGTGCAGAAAATACAGTGATTATTATCTACTCAATATTGGCATTTAATGCGCTGGTGATTGCTTGGGCGGTTTGGAAGTATTTGGGAAAGCCGAAAGAGACGCTAGGCACTGGTCCGGCCTGTGGGCTGGTTTTGAGGACATGGGTCAGTGACTATGATTTTATTGATCGGAAGTGTCCACCATGTCATGGGAACTGTCAGCAGGGTCGGACTTGTCCGGCAAGGGTATGAAGAGTAATTTTGTAAACAATCACATTCGGTTGAATGGCAATATGCATGGCCATAAATTACGGCTTTGTAATAAATGCGAAGAGAAAAAGCCGCCAGAGGGTGGTGTGCAGATGAGTACATCGAGGTGGATATGTGCATCATGCTGGACCAACTGGGAGACGGGTCGGCAATTAAAGGAGATGGGTAAATGACTGATTTATTGACAGCGCTGCACTTGTCGGTGATGTTGTTGGATTTAAAGATTCGGATGATGGAGGCGATTGAGGAGGAGAGGTTTGATTTGGCGATGACCATGCATTTGCTGATCTTGGTCAGGACTGATGAGCTTGATGCGCATAAGTGGGCGATGAGTCCTCGGGCGTGGGCCATCTATGAGACCATTCACCCATGAGTAAAGAGAATGTGTTTGCGCAGTGGGTGGAGCGATATCAGCCTGACCCCGTGCTATTTGTGCGGGAAGTTTTAGGTGTTGATCCTGACCCATGGCAGGTGAAGTTTCTTGGGGCGATTGCGCGAGGGGATCGGAAGATATCGGTTAGAAGTGGCCACGGGGTGGGAAAGAGTACGGCAAGCAGCTGGGCCATGCTCTGGTACTTTATGACCAGGAGTCCGGTCAAGGTGGTGGTGACTGCACCGACAAGCTCACAGCTTTATGACGCGATGTTTGCAGAGCTGAAGCGCTGGATCAATGCGATGCCACTGCCTTTGCAGGGATTGTTGACTGTCAAGCAAGAGAGGATTGAATTCAATGCTGCACCGACTGAGATGTTTATAAGTGCCAGGACATCACGGGCCGAGCAGCCAGAGGCTTTGCAGGGGATTCACTCAGAGAACGTGATGCTGGTGGCTGATGAGGCTTCTGGTGTGCCAGAGCAGGTGTTCGAGGCAGCGGCTGGCTCAATGTCTGGCCACAACGCGGTGACGCTGCTTTTGGGGAATCCGGTGAGGTCTAGTGGGTTTTTCTACGACACCCACACGCGCCTGGCTGATGAGTGGACCACATTCCAAGTGGCCTGCACTGACTCGCCAAGGGTGTCGGATGAGTACGTCAAAGAGATGGCCATGCGCTATGGCGAGGAAAGTAACGTCTACCGGATTCGCGTGATCGGGGAGTTTCCGAAGGGCGATGACGACACTGTCATTGCCATGGACTTGCTTGAGAGCGCGGTGAATCGGGATGTGGCGCCAAGTGAGTACGCGCCCATGCTATGGGGCTTGGATGTGGCGCGGTTTGGTAGTGACAGGTCGGCCCTCTGCAAGCGCCAAGGGAATGCGGTGACTGAGAACATCAGGACATGGAAAAATTTAGACTTGATGCAACTGACTGGTGCGGTGGTGGCCGAGTACCAGGCGCTCGCGCCAAGTGCGCAGCCCAAAGAGATTCTGGTGGATAGCATTGGATTAGGTGCTGGGGTGGTGGACCGGCTCAGAGAGCTGGGCCTACCGGCCAGAGGGATCAATGTCAGTGAAAGCCCAGCGATGGGTGGGACTTACAGGAATCTGAAGGCAGAGCTTTGGTACAAAGCACGGGCGTGGCTTGAGGCCAGAGACTGCAAGATGCCAAAGGATGAGGTCTTGATTGCTGAACTGGCCACAGTGCGGTACTCATTTACCAGCAATGGCAAGATCGCCATTGAGGGAAAAGACGAGATCAAAAGGCGCGGTCTGCCAAGCCCAGACAAGGCCGATGCCTTTGTCCTGACGTTTGCCAGTGACGCGGTGGCGGGGATGTACGGGTCAAGTGGATCAGGCAAATGGTCCCAACCCCTGCGCAGAAACCTTGTGCGGGTTGCATAATTCGGGTATTGACAAACCAATGGGGGAAACCTATGAAGGCAATGAGTAAAGCGCAAAAGAAGGTCGGCAAGGTAATGGGTGAGTACAAAGCTGGCAAGCTGCATAGTGGTGGGACTGGCAAAATTGTAAAGAATCCTAAACAAGCTATTGCCATTGCAATGTCTGAAGCAAAGCTGCCAATGCGCGGTCAGCGCACAGCAAAGAACAAGGCGAAAAAATAATGGCTACTTTAAAACGCACCATGGATCAGGTCATGGACCGAGAAGAGGGCGAGGACATGAGCGCAGGCGAGAACTGCCCGTTGCCCACGCAAGACATTACCCTCAATTTAAAGAACCGCGCCAAGGCAATCACCAGCGCGGCCTATGGTCCTGAGAATCCCAAACTGCCAAACGAGGCTTTTTGGCGCAAGAAGGCAGACCAGTGGGATGTCAGCATGGATGACGCAAAGCAAAGCCTATGCGGTAACTGCGCGGCATTCAATGTGTCTGACAAGCTGAAACAGTGCATTGCCCAAGGCATTGGCATGGAAGCTGACCCATGGGGAACAATTAAGTTGGCCGACCTTGGCTACTGCGAAATCTTTGACTTTAAGTGCGCAGCGAGTCGCACTTGCGATGCATGGGTGGTCGGTGGCCCCAATACGGGTGAGCAAGAGGGTGAAGAGGGCGAAGACTATGAAGAGGGAGAAGAGGAATGAAAGGTTTGTATGAAAATATTCATCGAAAACGCGAAAGAATTGCTGCTGGCAGCAAAGAGAAAATGCGTAAGCCTGGGGCAAAAGGCGCGCCAAGCGCTGCTGACTTTAAAGCAGCGGCTAAAACCGCCAAGCCAGTAAAAAAGAAATGAAGACCCCAGCTTGGCAGCGTGCAGAGGGAAAGAACCCCAAGGGCGGCTTAAATGCCAAGGGCCGTGCCAGTGCGAAGGCGCAGGGTATGGATTTGAAAGCGCCAGTCAAGGCTGGCGACAACCCAAGGCGTGCCAGCTTCTTGGCGCGCATGGGCAATATGCCTGGGCCTGAGATGAAGGCCGGTGAGCCAACCAGACTGCTATTGAGTCTGAAGGCGTGGGGCGCAAGCTCCAAGGCCGATGCCAAGGCGAAGGCCGCTGCCATCAGTGCCAGGAACAAGGCCAAGAAATGATTTGTCCGATTGTCATTGCCACTGTGAGGGGCCATGGGTTGTCGGTATTGCTAGAGTCAATCAAGCAATATGCGCCAGAGTGTCCGGTTTATCTCAGAGGCCCACAGTCGGTAATCGACAATTACCAGGCAGATTTAAAAATCTATGGCCAGCCAAGGAACTTTGGCGAGGACTACAACGAGGTGATTGAGGCAGCGCTCAAAGACTGGTCATCATGCATTGTGGCCAATGACGACATTGTGCTGACACCCACCAGCGTGAAGGTGCTGATGGAAGATGTGGCCATTGTTAGGACCATGAACAGCTACAAAGCTGGGTGGGTGGCGGCTCGAAGTGATGCGGCAAGGTCTGGCCAGAATGTGCGCATTTGCCAGCCTGGTGAGCGATTGAGTTTCTACAAATTCCCGTCTGAGGCCCACATCAAATTGGTCCAAGAGGTTAGCCCAATCTTTGCATGGATATCAAGTGACGCATTTGAAGAGGCAAAGTTTCCCCCTCTAAACTGGTACAGCGATGATGTGCATTGTATGGACTTAATCCAAAAAGGCTATGGCCACTATGTCAGCGCAAGCTATGTCCACCACATTGGCTCAAACACCATTGGCATGAATGCCAAGCAGCTGCATGAGGATGCAATGCCATGGCTCAAAGAGAATCGACCCGAATATGCGAAGGCATGGTTTGATTCTTAATCTAGGCTCTGGCAAAGACTGGAACGCTGAGTATCTGAATGCAGATATTCAAGCCAGCAAGAATCCTGACTGGCTGGTCGATATCAGCAAAGTAAAGTGGGGCGATACCCTGCAAACCCGTTTTGGGCAGCTGGAGATCGTGCCAGGGATGTTTGAAACCATTCTGGCCAATGATGTGCTAGAACACATCCCCAATCTGGTCGATGCCATGACCAACTGCAAAGAACTGCTGCAAGTTGGCGGCCAGATGCGGATTCATGTGCCATATGACTTGAGCCTTGGGGCTTGGCAGGACCCGACCCATGTCAGGGCATTTAACGAGAATTCTTGGAAGTATTACACCGAGTGGCACTGGTACTTGGGCTGGCCAGATCGGTTTGAGTTGACAACACTGGAAATGCGTCTCTCAAAGGTGGGAGAAGCACTAGAATTGCCACAAGACGAAATTATCCGCACCCCAAGGGCTGTGGACTCCATGTATGTGGTTCTTACAAAGGTCAAGCCATGATTGAAAATATCACCGAAAATTTATCCACCGACATTGCAGCCACACAACCAATGGATGACATGGAACTGCAAGCGATCATCACCCAAGACCTGACCGATGCGGTGAGCTATGTTGACAGTGACTTGTCACCCACACGCGCCAAGGGGACTGAATACTATCGCGGTGATTTATTCGGCAATGAGGTCGATGGGAACAGCAAGGTGGTGGCCATGGAAGTGCGGGACACTGTCTCGGCCATGCTGCCAAGCCTGATGCGCGTTTTCTTTAGTTCTGAGAATGTGGTCGAGTTTGCCCCCCGTGGACCAGAAGATGTGAAGATGGCCCAGCAGGCGACCGACTAT